TCTGCATCGATGTCGCCATCGTTATCATGATCCAGTTTTTTCTGATCACCAGTAAGCTCTTCATCAGCTTTAGCTTCTTCCATTTCCTCTTCATCAGTTTCGGAAACTTCTTTAGCTTCATCCATTTCTTCTTCATCAGCTTCTTCTTTACGATCATCATCGCAAGAAGCCTCATCAACTTCTTCAGCCTCTTCAGAAACTGCTTCTTCTTCAGTTTCTTCTTCTTCAGCAACAGGCTTTTTAGTGTTGTCTTCATTTTCGTCAGAAGCTTGGTCATGATCACCAGCTACTTCACCACTATTATCACCTTCTTCTTGCTCAGCTGCAAGGGTTTCTTTATCTTCATCTGGAAGTTGCTCATCATTTGCGTTCTTTTCAACGCTAGTATCTTGACCAGCTTCAGCAACAGTTTCACCACCAGCAATTTTAGCTTCAAGATCATCAGCAATCTCTTGAACAGCATCAGTTACCTCAGTTGGATCAACTTCTTCGTATGCTTTGTCTTCATCGTCCGACTCGTCCATGTCTTCTTCATCGGCTTCAGCGACAATTTCTTCCTCTTCAGAAACTGCTTCTTCTTCGACTTCTTCTTTGTCGTCATAAGTTTCATCAGTTTCTTCAGCTTTCATAGCTGGACTTTTAGGATCTGAATCATCTTTCATAGCTGTTTCAGTTTTATCGCCTTCTTGTTCATGGGAAGGCTTATCAGCTTCTACTTCAGCAGAATCTTGATCAGCATCTGGCTCGATGGTGTCATCATCATGCACCTCTCCGGCTTTATTATCACCGTCATCAGCATTTGCTTTGCCAGTTTCTACATCAAGTGCTTCTTCTACTTCATCAGTATCCTCTTCTTCTTGAGGATTCTGCACTTGATCTTTTTTAGTCATGTCGGCTTCTAACAGCTCTTCAATGACATCAATAAGACTTTGATTTGACATGGTTGTCCACTCCTGTTCAGATTATTTATTATGAAAGCGTTTTCAGAAAACGTTCAAAAATTTCTAATTTTTTGTCTTGAAGCTGTCTCATATTTGCTTCAATTAACTCTTGACGAGCTTTTTCTAGTTCGACCCGAACAAAAGCGCCCGATTCATAAATCCATTCAGCTTCTTCGTAGACACCTTCTACAAATGCAGCCTGTGCTGATGGGTCAAATACGACATCTGCTGCCGTAGTAAGTACAAAATCCTCTTGTACTTCATTTACACCACTACGATTCATTTTCAATGAACCGAGACCACGTGATGAAACACCAATCTTAACACCGTCATTGAGTAGATCTTCAACAATCTTACCCATTGGAGTACTAAGAACCTTTGCACGACCTTCGTAATAGATACCAGCTTTCTTGAGATCTTCTGTCATAATTGCAGCTCTCTCAGGATTTACAACTGGCTCTGGTGGATGATTCAATTCACCCAATGCACGATTTTCGGCAATGTAATCTTTTTTGTATTGCTCAACGGCTTTATCCATTACATAGTGTGGATAAACTCTGCCATTTCTATTTTGCTTTTCAGCTTGCAAGAATGGACCTTTGATATACATGCGATCTTTGTCGCCTTTTGCTTCTCTAATAATAGAAACATCATCAAATGTGATATCTTCAGCAATAAGTTTCATTAGCTTCTAAACTCAATCAAGCAATTTGGCGCAGTTCCAGTAATTACAATCTGACCTTTAGATTGTTCTACTGAGATGCCACCGTGTTGGCTGAGCTCCCATCTTCCTGTTTCAAATGTATTACCATCGATTGTGATAGTGTTTTCACCCATGTTAATTACTGATTCAATAATTCTTGGAATTGCAACATGAGTTACCGTTACTTCGTCAGAGTCTACACCTCTATCGTTTGGATAAAGATTTTGAACCTTGTATGAAAAAGTAAAGTCATCACTATCCAAAGTACCTGCAGTATCAATATGGTATACTACACGGCCACCACCTCTACGAGATGAACCACCGCCTACTGTTTTTGCTGTAACTCTATTTGCCATGTGTCTTTATCCTATGTATTGGCGTAATTACGTGCTCTACCTTGTACACGTCTCTTTGTAATTTTTCTGCGGATGTTGGCTCTTTTCTTAGCACCAGCACCGATACGTTTCATCGCTCTTTTTAGCTTAATGCCTTTGCGACGATTTTTAGCTTTCATAGTACCAGTTTGTGGTACGCAACGTGTACCAGCAATTCTTGTACCTTTCGGACAGCGTTTGCGTTTAACAATCGTGCCTTTTGATCTGCGGAAAATAACTTTAGCACGACCAGCTTCACCAACTGCGTGCATTCCATGCTCGAGAGGATCATCACTTTCTTCAAGTTCAGCACCTGGAACCATTTCAAAATCATCAGCAAAAATAGCATCTTTGATTTTCAAATATTGTTCAATGCCTTCGTCTTCAAATGAGTCATCATACAACTCAAATTCGAGATCCATCATCTCACCGTATTCATCTGGAATAAAGTCATAGTAAACTTCTGGGCAATCACAATCTTCTTCATCGTCATCGCAATCGCAGTCAGTATCATTCAAATCAGTTTTAAAGATTTCAGAAAGATCAATAGACTCTTCGAAGTATACTACTTCTTCGAAGTTTTCAATTTCTAACTCAGATTTGATCTCATTGATCTCATCTTCAGTCAGGAACTCTGATACAGGAAGGTCCTCGCTAAGAGCCTTCTTTGCTTCTTCGCGATAGAAATTAACTTTCGCTTTTTTCCATTCCGTCAGGTTCATTTTGCTCTAAGTCCTTTAAAAAATCTGCTGAAAGTTCTTTTTTTAACGCGTCGACAGCGCCAAAAGCCTTGCTATCAAGCTTGGCTTTAACCGCTGCCGTAAATTCGTCTCTGTTCGAGAGTAAATCTACTATGCTATTTTCCATAATCTATTTATAACCTTTTAGCCTACAACAATTGAATCAAGGCCAAGTTGTAAGTTCTCTTTGACCTCTTCTTCCAATTCTTTAATATCTTCCATAGCCTCATCGTACATTGCTTGACCATTCAATTGTACACCACCAGGAAGCTCAGTATTTTCATACTTTTTCAAGTTAGTACCAACTTGCTTTTTAGCAAGGGCAGTCGAATATTTTTTGATCCAAATGTTTTTGTATACATCACCAAAAATATCAGGATCGGTAACTTCATAGCATTCAATCAAGAAGTAATTGTTTTTCTTTGGTCTTTTCCAATCAATATCTAAATAAAGTCTATTTTTTGCTTTACTATATCTAATTGCTGGAGATGTATTCAGCATGAAGTCAATATACTCAACATATTGTTTTTGAATATAATAACCAGTAAGACCATAACCTGCAGCATTACCATAAAATGCGTCAAAGTTATTCAAGAAGTATTGATATTCATAATTGTACATACCAGTTGAAGAGAAACTATCAACCTTATGTACTCTAGAAATTGAAATAATATTTTCTGGTACTCTAATACCTACTTGACCACCATCTGTAAGAACATATGAATCTCTTAGATAAAGACTTTCTTCCGTAAAATTAGTTCTAAAACTACCATCAGAATCTGTAGTAATATTTACAATTGTTCCATCTGAATCGCCCTCAGAATCATACACTACTTTTTGACCATATTCACTATCAGTCTTGATATAGATCAACTCACCTTTATCTGAGTCAAGTTGATACAAAACACGGGCTCCGACTTTATATTCGGAATCTGAATTAAACTTTTTAGCTGTAAGATTTTGGTGACGTCTTTGATTCTCATTGATCATTTGAGTGTCAAGTTTGAGAACTCTATATGCTCTTTCTGCACCATCGTAATGGTACTCTTGAAACATTTGTACGGCATCATCAATAGCATCTTCCAGTTGCACATCTGAAATTTCAACGTTAACAACTGGAGCGCCCAATTGGCGCAAAATATAATCAGCAAGTCCTTGTTTTGTTCTAGGTAATGGCATCCTTATCCACCAAACAGATCAGTTTGATCTTCTTCTGTGTTAATCTGACCTTTTTCGATCTCTTGCATAATTTGATCATCCATTCTTGCAATGTCCTCTTCAGACTGACCAAGAACGGTTTTACGTACCCATTCAATTGAGTAATATTTACCAACATATTCAGTTACAGTTTGCAGCATGTTCATGCGGTCTTGAAGCAACTCGAGTTCTTTCAACTCTTGGAAATGCGTATCTTCGACAAAATCATATGTGATATATTGACGCATTTCGTCATACTCATTTGCAGTACAAATACCAGTAAGAGAACACTGCACTCTCATAATTTCATTAAAGATTTCACTAAATTGTTTCTTAAGTCTTTGAACAAACTTACCGAATTTCAGTTCATCTCTTGTAATGTCTGTAGCTCTACCAATTTGAAAAGCAGTATCACCACCATTAATACGAGTTTGTGGAACATTCAAAGCTTCATACAATTTGTTTTTGAAGTATTGAACATCATCAAGTTCACCAAGATTGGCACCACCTGGAAGTGTATCAATTTCAGTACCTTTAGAACCATCTCTTCTTGGAAGCCAAAAATCTTCTAGAATAGACATGAATCTGCGGTTATCTCTGATCAAACCACTTGATGGGTCATAATCAATTTTATTTCTAAAACGATTTTGCATATCACGAAGATACTGTTCAGCTTTAATCTTTGGCAGCTGGCCCACATCTACATAAAAGATTCTACGTTCTGGAGCTCTTGCAATACGATAAACAATCAATGCGTCTTCCATAGAACGCAGATTATTGAATGGTTTAATTGCTTTATCCAGATGACCAATAATCATACCTTTGTTTCTATCAACAAGGCCTGATGGACAAAATGCTACTGAGTCTTTTGAAAGTTTTACAGATGAATTCATATCACCATCAGGCGAGAATTCAAAATGTTCATCAACGTCTTTCAACGTTGGAACACCTGTTCTATTATCTTTATCATAGATAGGTTTTACAACTCTCCTAATTTTCAAAGCATCAATAGGTCTAACTTCTTGAATGCCTTCTTTAGGAGAGTTCTCATCAATAATAAGTTGATAGTACAAACGTCCATCAACATACCAATTTCTAAATGTTTCGTAAGATTTCTTTTGGAATTTTAAAAGACCAAGAACTTTTTGAAATTCTTTTCTGAGAGACTCTTTAATGCGATCATCTACATTAAGATAATCAAGTCTCATAGACACTGGAGCGCGATGATGTTCGACAACGAATGCCTCATTTACAATATCATCGATTGCTGCATCTGCTTCAGGATAGAAACTAATTTCGCGATACTGAGCTACTAGTTGATGCTCAGTTTTCGCTTTTTCATAACCTTCGTATGTGTAACCAATTCTACCACCAACTGGAAGTTCCGTGCCATCATCAATAGCGATAGGAACTGGAGAACTTAAGTTACGTTTGTTATCGCCGGAAACTAGTTCAAAACCGAAAAGCTCTTCTTTTGCTTCTGCCATTTGTCACCTTCATTTTTCATAATATAATATATTTATTCGCGAGCCGGCAGGCTAAATTAGCCTACGTTATCAGTAGTATTAGATGTCCAATACTGATATCTGATTGTAGCACCGAAAGTTTCAATGGTGTCAGTTGAACTATAGTCGAGTGGAATCTCATCGACTGTAGTTGGGAAGCAACCACGGAAAGTGTATGACTTAACCACATCACCGCCTTTAGAAAGTTGTTCAACTGTCCAGTCTTGGATGTATGTGTTAATATCACCAGCATCGATACCACCAGCAGAGTTGTTATTCACATGTTGGTTGATATTATTCATCCAGCTTTCAAAAGCATTTCTAAGAGCAAAGTTGTTGTCATTCAAAACTGTGATATTCCAAACATCAAATGTTCTATCACCAGCGACATAAAGTTCACGACCTCTGTATGGTACTGCAATTTCACTCAAAGTACTAGCTGGAAGACCGGCTGTTTGGATCATAAATGAACCTAAAGTAGAAAGACCTAGACCAGTATCGTCCGTGTTTGTAATACCACCAGGAAACTGTGGAATGACTCGGAAGTAGTTAGCGCGAGCACCTCCACCAACTAGTGCAGCTTTGAAATCATCAATACGTTGTGACATCTAATTTTCTCCTATTATGCGCCTGCAACTTCTTCAAAGCTAACACCAGTTCTTACTGCCGTAAAGTTCAGAGTAATGAAGTTGATCGAACGATTTGGTTTGATATAGATATCAGCTACAAATCTGTTACCATCAATTACTGCTGGTGTATTGTTTGAAGTGTCACAAACTACTCTAAAGTCTGTCATACCACGGCGAGATTTCACATCGCCAAGGAACGGTTCAACAGCTGCTACGAAGTTAGCTCTAGTGAAATCATCATTGAATTCAAAGAGTTGGAACTTAGCAGCTGTAGCAATGGCTTTTTCGAGAACAATAAACAGTCTGCGAACATTAATTCTATCAAAGGCTGATGGTCTGCTCAGTGCAGTTTTATCACCAAAGAGAATTGTACCAACACCGCGTTGGGTGATTACTGGGTTCACTCTGTTTTTATAAAGTTCATCGCGACCAGCTTGATCTGGGTTGAAGTAAAGTTTTACCACATTTTGGATAAAGCCTCTATTCAGACCAGCTGGAGAGAACCATGCGTCATTTGTAAATTCAGCTCTTGCAGTAACACCAGCAATATCTGGGTTCAGCGGCATATCAAAGAATTCGTCATTGTATTTGTCATACTGACGTTTCCAACCACTATCAAAGACTGCATAAGATGAGCTGTTAAATCCTGCAAAGTAACCTGCGATATTCTTTGCAGTTGGGTTTGATGTAGCAACTGAAGAGCTTGGCGAGACAAATGCGATAGCATCTTTTCTTTTCTCTGCTTTACTAATTGCATATTTTTGAATCGTGGCTGTGTTATCACCAGTAATAATAAGGTTTACATCAACCGTTTCAGCATCACCCAAAAGATCCCAACCAGTTTGCTTGATACCGTCTGTTGCAGCGACATCAGTACCACCAGAAAGGGTGAAGATTCTAGCTTTTGTAGTATCGTCAGTTGAAGCACCGATGAATTTAAACTTCTTATTCTCAGCAAGAGTAGTAAGAGTATCACCAATGTTATGAACTGAAGAATCTGAATCAACGCTTGTATTGAAGTTAGGCTGAGCCCAAATCCATTTTGAATTATCGTTGATTACGTTTACAAAGTAGTTGTTACCATTGTTATCATCCAAAGCGTTTTTAGCTTTTGATACATAAGCATAAGTTTCAAGAACTTCATTTGCTGTACCAGTCAAAGTTTCGTTTGTGGTATATACAACAACATGCAATTCGTCTTTAAGATCTGAGTCATACTTAACTCCCCAAGTAGAAGTACTTGGTGCAGTATCAAAAAGATCAGAAGCAGTTACGTTAGCAAAAAGTTTCTGTGTGTTGAAGTTATCACTATCGATAGCAGCATCGATAACGGCAACACCTAAGCCATTACCCAAAGCGCCTGGATATTTAGCGTAAAGAGCGTGGGTTAAGCTTGTATAATCTGTTGCAAAATCATTTGCATTCTTGATTTGAGCGTCTGAGTCTGACGGCATAGCGTTATCGCTATCACCTGCTGCGCTAGCATTATAAGATGCTGCACCGACAACTCTAACAAGTTGAGTATTGTTTGAGTATCCGAGGAAGTTTGCTACTGCGTACCAATCTGTTCTATTGCTATAAGCAGTCGTAGCAACTGGGTAACCAAATTGCTCGATGAGGTTGGCTTCACTAGATACTGTAGTTACTTCATCTACTGGACCCCATTTAAAATCGCCAACAAAACCACCAATGGATGTTGCGACAGCTGGGATGATATTGGTCAGGTCAGTTTCTTTTACCTGAACACCTGGGCTTACTAAAAATGCCATTTGAATGACTCCTATATAGAATTCTACTAGTATTTATTTTTCACAGAAACCTCACCATCATGAGATCTGTTATGCACAAAGTATTTATTACTTTCCCACTTTCAAAACTTGCTATCAAAGTCTGGATCCCAATTGCGATAAACATCGTCAAACCATTCTGGACGATCATTTTCAGTAACTGGTGTCCACATATCACCTGATTGGTCGATTGTAGGATATGTGTTATCGTAGTTAAGGAAACCAATTGGCATTCCTTTTTCTTCTTTTTCAGCTCTTTCTTTATACATCAATTTTGCTGGATCGTTTTCTGTTAGTTCTTTCCAGTACTCAGTACCAGAAGCCCAACCAAACATAACTAGACACATCACCAAATCGTCGTTTGTACCAGCTTCAGCAGCAAAAGTGCTATTTGACGAATTACCTTTTCTTACAAATGTAGTCAATTCAACGTATACATCATAATCATTAATGATAAACTTATCATTTTCAATAAGAGTTTTTAAGTTTGAACATCCATTTGTTTTTACTGAGTGAGACATTGTAACGCCAAATTTAGAATTTGGTCCACCGCCTAACTGATTACCAGCTCTGCCTTTTGCAACTGTCTTCAGCATATTTTCATATTCTAATTCGAATACCAATGAGTTAATTACTTGACCACCCATATCATTTGATTCTACAAGAACCCAAGCATTGTTGTAATACTTACCAATATTAGAAACAAATTGTGGAAAGATCATAGGTGATATATCATTTGATCTATATTTTGCTACAATTTTATAAGGTATTTGAGTTATATCGATGACAGTAAAGGCAGAATAATCAAGACGAATGCCTCGAGCAGTATCAACACAGATAAGATAATTATGATTGGGTATAACTTCTTCATGATAATCTACGCCTTCATATTGTTTGATTGGATCGACAAATGGAATTGAACTTAGTTTTGTTGGTGAAATTAGAGTATTTGCTGAACCAATAAATTGACATTCAAATTCTTGTCTGAACTGATCTTCTGAAGTGTTAGCAATTTGCTCTTCTTTCCAAATTTCGTCTCTACCTGGAACATCCCACCAATTAATTTCAATTGGCTTAAAAGCTGACTTACCTTTCTCAGCCTCAGTCCACATTTTATAAAAATGATTCATACCCTTAGGAGTTGAAACAATAATCATCTTTGTGTCTGAACCGGATGAAATTGTAGGATAAACTGATCTAAAAAAGTCTTCAGCGTCATTCGGTGGAACAAAAGCAAACTCATCTAGGAAGATTAGTGAGAATGACATACCCCGAGCAGCTGAACCAGAAGAAGATGTTGCAATTACTTTACTACCATTTTCTAATGTTACGGATCTTTTGTTGAATGATACTGCACCTTGTTGCAGCCAAAAAGGCAAATTTTCATATGCGAGCTGCAAGCGACCAAGAATTTCTTGCGCGAGCTCGCCTTTGTTTGCGAGAATACCAACTGTTTTACCTGCATTAAACAATATAAACCATAGAATGAAACCAACACTAGTTGTAGATTTACCACACTGACGAGGAAGTTTGCAGATGTTAAATCTATTCTCTTTAAAATCAGAAATCATATCTCGCTGAAAATCATATAGTGTAAATGGTATTTCACCAAAGTCCACTGACATAATTCTCATATATGTTTCAGCAAAATAGATAGGATCTTCCATACACTTTTTGTATTCTCTCAACTGTTCAGGAGTATAGTCAAGATTTTGGTGAGCAGCCTTAATATTGGGATTACCAATATAATGACTTACATCTTGAGTTTTTTCAAAAAGCTCTGGGTGTGTTATTGCATTAGGTGCATCTGGAAATTTTCTTCGGCTGGCAAGAGTTAACAACAAATCCTTTTTGGTGGCATAGAAATTGTCACCAAACTTTTTCCAACCATCATGTAGTTTGGAATTGTACTCTTGTGCCGCAATCGACTGAGGCATTATATAGTTATTCCTTGCCTAAAAGTTCAAGCAAGTCCTTCGTATTCAGTTTTACATTCAGATTGTTGTTGGTTACATTCTTTTCGCTTTCGATTTGTCCATTCATCTTATTTGTTTTAAGATGATGGTCCATAATACGACCAGCAACATCAGCTAAAGTTTGGGCAGAGTTAGATGCGACTTCAATGGCCCGCGGGTGCTCGGACTCCTGCGCGAGTTGAACCGCACTATCAAGTATGTCTTGTAGGCGCTCCGACGCCGCGTAAAGGACCTCTCTTGCATACTCGTAATCATCTGTCCTGTGCTGAAGCATCTTAGAGACACTATCATTCACTTCAATGATTTCGTTATTTAAATCGTCACTTTTCTTTTCCATAAACTATTTATTCGAATGGAGTATAACTATTGTATGAATGTTGATGTAATACTGACTACAAGAGAAAGACTCGAAGCAGATGACGATCTGCGAAAACAGTTGAAATCTTTTTGTGATAAAGCTTACAATGATTTTCGTGAACCAGCTCATATTAATATGTCTTGGTCTGATAAACCTCATACTTTATATTCTCAAATCTTCCACCAATTTAAGTATGATGAAGACACGGGTCGACTCTTTTTAGGATATATTGATGGTGAACTCGTTGCTGTATCAGGAGCATATCACTTTGAAAATGAAATTGATACAGTAATTTGTGGCGCTCGTACTTGGACTCTGAGAGATTGGCGTACAAAATACGTACATGGTGACTATATCTTTCCAGCTCAATTCGAATGGGCAAAGCACAACGGATACAAAAAAGCTTATTTGACTTTCAACAGTTACAATTCTTGGCTCTTTAAATTTTTAAGAAGAATAGCCGATGGCAAAGGTACTGCTTTTGGTCTTAAAAATTGTGACACATATAAAGACTTAGAATTTCTTGATGAGCCTAAAACTATAAATTATGTAGATCAATTTGTAGCAGTAAAAAATCTATGATACCTATTTTTGCACCTTTAAAAGAACAATTTGAATTTGATGCTGAAGAAATTGTTTGGGAAATGGCAAGTGCTGGAGTTCTAAACGAAAGTATTGTAGCAACTACAACTTTTGAAGATGGTAAGTCTCGTCATAAACCTTTTGACGGTTTTAATGAAGATCTTTTCAAAAAGACAAATTGGGTAAAGCATTATGACACTTCTGGTAAACTAGTTGAAGGTCCACACACTTTTTTCATGAACAATCTTACATATGTTGATGAAAGATCTAAAAATCAAAGTTGGAATGAAAATAGAACTACACCGCTTTGGATTCAACATGATAAACCTTGGCAATGGAGAGATGATGTACCTTATACAAAATCTGTTATTGAAAAACTACCATTTGAATATGTCACTACCACTCGAGTTATTTCTTTACTACCTCATACTTCAGGCGTAATTCATGCCGACTCAGGCAAAATTATGAATAAAGAGTATTATGCAAATGGAAATGGCAGTATCACAATCAATGTGATGTCCGGTGAGGGTAGACTTTACTATTTAGATGAATTCAATGCTCATCATGAAGTTCCTGAAGACAAATACAGATTTTGGCATTTTGATGATTCATCAAAACACTGCGTGCCTATCACTGAAGGTCATCGACTACAACTAAGAGTTTTTGGTAAATTAAATACACCATACGAAAAACTCTTGGATTTAGAAAATGCAGTTTATTAATTGGCTGAAAAATTTATTTAGTTCAAAAGATATCGACTACGAAGATAATATAGGTGAATGTACCAGGCCTTGGCGTATTAGATTCGAAGAAGTCGAACGAAAGGACTAACTGGATCTATTTCCCACCATTTTTCACCAGGAAAAGCTTCACTAGGTCTATGATGGTGATTATTGTGCCAGTTTTCACCCAATGCTATTGGCAGCATCCAAGGAGTATTTCTACTTCCATCTTTTGTCTCATAAGTTCTGTATCCGCTTTTATGATTAAAGTAATTACTCATGTTAGTAGAGAAAACACTCATAAAAGATGGTACTAGAAAACCAAATAGCAATACTTCAAAACCAAATGTAAAAAATACTGCAGCGTATGTAGCTAACAATATTGCATGATAATAGTCATGTGTAAAAACATGAAACTTATCTTTAAGCATATGCCTTGCATACATCAAAGCAGCACTTGGTTTTTCTTTAAAATAAGAATCGTCATAGAAAGACAATAGAATCTTTGCTCCATGTTCGTGCGGTGAATGTGGATCAAATTGTTTATCGGTATGATGGTGATGTTGTCTATGCATCATGACCCAAGCAAGTGCAGAACCAGTATTTGCAAGCATACCTAAATATGAAAATGCATATTCTACAATCTTATAAGTCTTGAATGCTTTATGACTCAGCAATCTATGATATGTAAAATTGATTCCAAGTGCAATGATAAAGAACCACATCGCAAAAGATGCTATCCAATAAGTGCTTGAAACATCAAGAGTCAAAGCATAGACAAAAAGTCCAAAAAGAATAAGGTGTTGGTATTTAAACCAATCAGATCTTGGTCGTAAATAAGTTTTAATATCCATGATCTATTTATAAATAATTTAGAGGTATATTATGGCAAGCGCAACTCGTGAATTAACGCGATATGATGGTGACATCATTTTTGATTTGATGATGAAAAGATACTTACAACTGTCAAAAGTTGGTGGTGTAAATTCTAGAACATCTGGTAATGTTGAAGAACAATTCAAAATCTTTATGGATGAACATATGGACTTTGCGTGGACGCCTGAAGGTCTACCTAGTGAATTGAATGCTGGTAGAGCAATTGGTGTTTGGGATAAAGGTGAACTCAGAATGATTGTCACACAAAGATTTGCGACAAGACGTCTTCCAACTTGGTATGTTGGCAATATGATTACTGATCCAGATTACAATAACTTTTATAAAGTAACTAAGGGTATGGCTGAAGCTATTGACGGATGCGCAGATTATGCTGAAGAAAAAGGTTACACTCAATTTTATTGGGTGACATCAACTAAAGCTTGGAACAAAAGAGAACAAATATGGTATAATGCTTCTAAGACATTTAAAAGGTATAATGTCTTTATTGAGAATATCGTGCCAGCTGGTCAAGAACCAAAATTCGATGTTGAAAAAATGCTACTAGGATATAGAACACATCCAATAGATCTTGCTATTAAATGTGCAAAAATTAAACCTCATATTCGTCATGAGCATTTTCAAAAACAAGGTCTTATAAAAGTAGACTACATTCCATTGCAGGAAGAAAAAAATGAATTTAACACATAGAAAGTTAGAGAAAGAAGATATTGATTGGGTATTTGAAATTGCAAAAGCCCAAATAGATCATATGGGTGTAAGCAAAGACGCTTTAGGTTTTGATGATACTTTTGATACAAAAGAATATTGGGAAGATTGGATCATTGGTGAAAACAAATCTTCGTACGCAACTTTCAAAGATGATGAATTTATGTGTCTTTCTAGCATCTACGAATGGTCGCTTATGCCATATGCCACTCGGAAAAATGCTCTATCAGCACCTAACTTGGGTTTTGCTGTAAGAACTATTTTTCCTAATCATGATAAATTTATCTTAGAACAAATGTTTGCAAAAGGTGTCGTAAAACTATATCAATGTTCTAGTTACGATATGTATGATTATGCTACTCACCCTCGTAGAAGGATTATTTTCGAGAACTTCAATAGATTGATTAAAGAATCCTGGACACATTGCGTTGAAGAAGTTATTGAGCCTGGACAAATGACTAAATGGAAAGGTTTTCAAAATATGGTTGGCTATAAAACATGGCCAATTAAATTGATTATCAAATCTTGGACACATAAAGATTATGGAATTCATTAATTTAGATATGTCTCATTTTGATGA